ACAACTCATACTCACTATCTGATCAGGTTTCATTCGATGCCAACTTCTCAGGCCTTGGATACCAGGACCTTCGTCAGTTGTCATCAACATCAACACTTTATGCAACAATGTTGATGGAAGAAAGAATGATGTTGTTTGCTCGTGGTACTGCTTCAGGCTACTCAGGTGCAATTGCTGCTCCAACAGCCCTATCAGCATCATCTCCAGCAGCATCAGGCTCACAAACAGCCCTTGCTTCAGGAACTTATTATGTTTACATCACTGCTGATGCAGGTATTTCTGCTAACGGCTTTGGTGAGTCAATTGTTTCAGCGGTTGCTTCAGAAACTGTTGCTACAGGTGATGTTCTAACTGTTTCCTTCACAGGTTCAGTTGGCGCACTTGGATACAATGTTTATGTTGGAACTGCAACAGGTACTGCAAACTGCAAGTACCAAGGAACAGTTAAGGGCGGAACTTCTGTAACCATCCAAGGTGCAGGCGCAACCGTTCTACCAGCAAATAACTTCGCATTTACAACAAGTGGTGCAGCAGCATCCCGTGCAAACGCAGATACATCTGCCTATGCAACTGGATATGACGGCATCCTTCCAACCGTTCTAGGACCAAACAGCGGATACAACAACGCAATCAACTCTGCATTCTCAACCTCTAATCCAGGCGTAGAATTTCAGACTGTGTTTGCTGGTTTGTACGAGTCTGTAAAGGGTGACCCTGATGTTGTCCTTTTAAACGGAAACGATCGTAAGCAACTATCTGACGCTATTAAGTCAGGTTCAACCGCTAACTATCGTCTTGTAATCAACGATCCAGGCACAAGCGGAACTACTTATGGTTCCATCGTGACTGGTCTACAGAACGAAGTAACAGGTAAAGCAGTAGACCTAATGGTTCACCCATGGTTAAACCAAGGTGTATCTCCTGTTCTTTCATGGACTCTTCCAATCCCTGATACTGAGGTATCAGATGTTTGGGCGAACTTCCTAGTTCAGGATTACATGGGAATTCAATGGCCTGTCACACAGTTCACCTATGACTTCTCAACTTACTTCCGTGGTACTTTCTTCTGCACCGCTCCAGCATGGAATGGCGCAGTTTCAGGTATCCGTAATTCTTAATAACTGAATAAAAGGAGGGTGCGTCATATATTGGGCGCACCCTTCCTTTATTAAAGGAGGGAACAATGAGCAGATATGTAGCACCTGATCGTGGTGTTAAAGAAACGATAATCGGTGGTAAGAGTTACTTCCCCGATCGAGGCGGCATCTACAATGTAGAAAGTCCAAGACACGCAAAATTAATGAAGGCCGAAGGTTATTTTGAAGCATCACTAAATCCCTATTCACAAGGCGACCGCAAACGAGGATTTACTTGCGTAGAATGTGGGTTCGACGGTTGGTTCCGCAAGTGTGGGCGTTGTGGTGTTGAAGCCTTGGACACACCTCGAGATGGAGAATAAATGGCAATTGGTATAACAAACGACACCTTCTCTGAACGGCCATACATCAGCGTTGCGGAGTATAAAAATGCTCCAACATCAATTGATTACGACAACTTAGTAGTTGGTGGAAACCTGGCTGCCCAAGATGCAGAGTTAGAGCGTGTGATCTTGCGTGCATCCTCTTACATGGATGAGTATTTAAACCAAAACTTAGTGGCAAACCGACAAACAGAAACCCAACGGACTCGTTTTACACCACAGGGTTATATTGCTTTGCACCCAAACCAAAATCCTATTATTTCTTTAGAGTCTTTTTATTACGGCACAACACCTGCGCAATTAGTGGAGTTGAATGAGCCTTCAGCAGCCTGGTTTGAGAACCAACAACTCATTATTCCGATCTCTCAGATGTCTTTGAACTGGTCTAGCCAGGGTCCTTTGGCTTTTGGTGGGGGCATTCCTTCTCAACAAATCTTTACCAAATACACCTATGTTTCAGGCTTTGTAAACAACCCAATAGTCAGCGCAACCGCAGGAACCACAACCGTGACTGTTGAAAGATCAACAGGCATTGTTGCAGGTCAAATGCTGCGGATCATCGATGGCGCTAATTCTGAAACAGTTTATGTAAGCGACACTTATGTGTATGGCAATCTAGCCGTAACTCTTGATGCGCCTTTGACTTACACCCACACCGTCGGTTCAACCATTAGCAATATGCCTAATGCGCTTAAACAAGCCTGTATTTTAATTACAACTTCTTTTATTAAAGTCCGTGGTGATAATTCCATGACTATGAACATCACAACCCAACCACAGGCAAGCCTTCCTGGGGCAAACCGATATGGAAGCGACATCAAACTGGCGCTAGACATGGTTGATAAGTACCGCAGGATTCGTTAATGGCGGGCCGTGTTGGGGTCAGGAACACCCTGGCTGCCTTTATCTCCAATCCACAAATTGCTAATTTAAATCAGGTCTTTACATCCTTTCCAAAGCGAATTAACTACCAAGTTAACTCTCAGCCTGGGCAATTAACACGCTCGGCGGTTATTGTTTTTATTGCATCAGAGACCGAGTCCCGCTTGGCAATAGGCGGAGCGCACAACGGTTGGAAACGAATCGACTACACCTTAATTTTGCAGGTTTATACCCACTCCATGCATCGAAATGCAGAGGATGTAATGAATGATTTTGATGTTCTTATTGACAACATCAAAGAACGGTTGCGTTCGGACCACAATTTTGGTGATCCAACGGGTAACCTAGTATGGCAAGGAGCAGAACCTGTTATCAGCGCTCGCTACGGAGAAGTCTCCACGACTAATGAAGGCGCATCGGAAGTGTTTGCTGAGATAGAATTCCTTGTTACCGAAATGATCCAAGCATAAGGAGCAACATGAAACTAAAATACAATGGAACAGATGAGCGTGTGTTCCCATCGCTGGGTATCACGGTAAAACCAGGTGAGGAATTTGACGCACCCGATGATTTTAAACATTCTGATTGCACAGCATCAGGAGCAGTAAAATCTGCAGCAATACCAACACCACCAGCCAAATTGTCTGCAGCGTCAGACCTGAACTCTAAGGAGAGTGAATAATGTCCGTACAGCAATCCGTTAGGTCGTACCTTGGTATCGCTAAAGAAGTTACCAAAGGTACTATCGTTGCACCTACAGACTTCATACCAGTATCAAAAGACAGCATCAAACCAGTCGATGTAGTAGATCCACTCTATGACACAGGACTTCGTGGTTCAAATGTTGTTAACTATGCTTATCTACAAGGCCGCACCCGCTCAACCTTTGATTTTGGTGGAGCAGTATTTGCCGACACCGTTGGTTATGGACTTGCAGGGCTTTTAGGCTCTGTGGCAACAACAGGTGCTTCAGCACCATACACACACACTATTTCTTTAAAGAATAGTTTAACTTCAGGCGCAGATGATCAGCCAATCTCATACACACTTACTGACTTCTACGCCGCCGATGTCCGTTCATACCCAGGATGCCAATTCTCTGACTTCTCTTTGAAGTTTAATGCAGATGGCATGCTTGAATATGACACAAAAACAACTGGCTGGGCTTCTAGCGCAGTTTCTGATCCAACACCAACATTCTCAACTTTGTTACCAACTGTTGTATGGCGTGGAGCAGTATCCATTGGTGGAGCAACAGTTTCTAATGCAATGACTGGCAACATCGACATGACTCGTTCTGTCACTCCAGTTTATGGCATCTCTAATACTCAGAATCCTTACCAAGTTTTCTTAGGACCTTTAGAAGTAACTGGCAAAATCACCTTCATCATGGAAGATGACACAGAACTGACTCGCTTCCTAAACAACACTCAACCAGCCATAGTTTTAAACTGGGCTTACGGTGCAGGTGCTTCAGCAGTTCAGATCCAAGCAACAATATCAAAGGGCGCTTACACAGCAGCCGTGATTGAGCGTGGCGATGATTATGTTCAAGTGTCAATCGATCTAAACGGCCAAAGCACCACAACTGATGCTGGCTCAACAGGTGGATTTGCACCAATCAAGTGGGTTCTACAGAACGCCAAGGCTTCAGGAACTTACGCATAACAAACCCTCAGAGTAGGTGGGGTTAGGTTGATGGAGAACGCCTTCCCTCCATTCCACCCACCTACTCCTTTTAAAGTATGATGTAAGGAAGGCAAACAAACAGGAGGCAAAAATGACACAAAAAATAACACTACCTTCAGGCGCAACTGTAACTTTGAAGGACCCAAAACAACTACGAGTTAAAGACCGTAAGCGTGTATTAAAAATCGCTGATGTTGAAGGTGGAGATTTGACTAGGGCTTTGGCATTAGGCGATGCATTAATAGCCATGTTAGTAGAGGATTGGTCTTTTGATTTACTAATTCCAGGGCTAAAAATAGATGCTTTAGATGAGTTGGAGATGAAAGATTACGATGCGTTGATTGAGGCAACTAAAGACGCACAGAAGTTTCTATTCCCAGCACTCACAGAAACTGTCGAGAATGAAAAAGACCCAAAAGCGCCTACCGACAACTCGAACGCCTAAAGTGGCTGCTTGAGGGTGGCGAGCGCCGATCTGATTTAAACTATCCCGACGAGGAATGGTCTTATTTTCAGTTTGCAGATCGCTTTGGTTGGACACCCGCACAGGTGGATGATCTACCCGCAGGGACTGCTGATTGGTTGTTGGCAATAGCGGCAACTGTAAACAAAGTACAGAGCGAGGGGAGAAAATAATGGAAATAAAAAACCTTGCTCAAGTGCTGGCTGGTTTGAATTTAACTGAAAAGAAAATGAACGATGCTGCTCGCTATGCCATTGGTATGGCTGCTGCAACAGTTGAGCGCCAGGCTAAAAAGAATGCAAACACAGGAACTCATCCTAGAGGACAAGGACACATTCCTGGAACTGGTCCTGGTCCCAATGTTGTAACTGGCAATTTGCGTCGTTCTATTTATTCTCAAACCAAGGTTGGCTTTGGCAGTTCATATATTGGCGAAGTTGGAGCCACAATGGTTTACGCAAGAGCAGTTGAAATTC